CATTGACGCCATCAGGCAGTATCGACGGGACTATGACGACAAGGGCATGACTTGGAGAGGGCGACCGCTGCACGACTGGACCTCTCACTGCGCCGATGCGCTGCGTTATCTTGCTGTCGGATACAGGCCCACATCATCTAGCTGGGGTGAGCCATTACGCCGCAACCTGAAAGGCATTGTCTAGCCAATATGGTATAATCGAGGTTTTTGGGACACTAGGCTAACTCATGGCAATTGGAAAAATTAAAAAAGGTCTGAAGGGTTTAATGGACTTGCTAGACGAGCCCGTAATTGACCCTAGTCTTGTAAACCGGAAATACTCAAACCGCACCGCTGCGGTCCTAGAGGATTTTTACCGCCCTAATATTGCTAATGACGTCCGCACATTTGATCAGGCCCCATTTAAGCTTTCTCAATTAGAAGGTCGGGGGGTAATGTTTCCTGAGTCTGATGTGACGGCTTCTGGGTACGATTTAGTCGGGATTGGGAACAAGCCTTTAGCAAGGCCAGTTACGATGGAGACGGGTGTTGACCATATATTCTATGCGCCTGATAAAGCTCTATGGAAGAACGATGCCAGTGTTGCAAACAAGTATGTCAAAAGAGCCAAAGCAAGGCAGGCAGAGGTTGAGAAGCTAGGTAAGGATACCGGCGGTCAAGATGTTTTCCTTCTCCCTTACGAGGGCGGCCCTCAGTCTAGTGATTGGTGGACCGGAATCGGCAGGACCATGATTAATTACAACCTTGAGAATGCGCCTGCAAAATCCGTTTCTTTAATGGATGAATTTATTAAATCCAAAATACCTGACTGGCCGGGTGCGGATAGCCCAAACGCTGAGAAGATATGGAATGCAACAGGCGGCGGAACCCGAATGGAGGTTACTGCTGCGCTTGATAAAATGCGCCTAGAAGGTGGCTTAACTGAAGGTCAGGCTAGAGTAGCAACATCAAGACAAGATCGTCTAAACATACCTCACGGATCACTGCAAAATGTCGGCGTCTTAGATATTGATCGCGGATTCACGCCAAACCTTAGCCCGGACTACAACGCCTCGCTTCACGGTGAGGGCGTAGGGGTATTGCAAGAGCCCGTGACTGCCTATGATTTCTTATTGGACCGTACAACCGCAAGCGGCAAGCCACTGGCTCCCAGATCATTACAGTGGCAGGACACAAGCAAGATAGTCACTGAGCAAGACCTGCGCAGGATGCAAGACAAAGGAATAAACATAAATTCCCCTGCATCTGTCGGCGTACTAGGAGCTGCGGCTGCGGCTGCTGCTTTAGCCCCTGACGAAGTAGAGGCTGGTCCCGCTGGATTATTGCGCAATGTAATGCCAGCGCCACAAAGAATGTTTGACCCGGCAAATAAAGACTATAAGCCTTTCTTGAGCTCTTTTGGAGAGACTCCCGGTGGTAGATACTTGGAGATGGGGCCTGATGGCCCTGTTGATATTACAGGCCAATCCCCGGCGTCGGCTAACATATCAGTCGGCCCTGATGGCAAGCCTAAGTTTCAAGTTGCTGGAGAAGAGAGAAAAGGTACACCGCCCAATAAAGGTCGCAAGGTTAAAACCAACCTGTTTAAAAAGAAGGCAGGGTGGAAATGGAGTCAAGTTCCAGAAGGGTACGACCCAGAGCCAGCAGGAGACTTTCCTATCGTTTCTGTGCAGGATGGTAAGAAGCACTATTACACAGTAGACGCGCAATTCCCTGATGGAGTTGATCTGACAACATACCCAAACTCTGCGTCTGAGCCGAGACTTCGCCCCACTAGAAAAGGCTCAGTAGAGCTGGGCGATCAAATTGGTGAGATCGATGTCCGAGGCAAAAAGCATCCAGTCTATAGCCGCGCAGTAATACGTCAGGCAGCCCCTGTTGCCATGACTGGCATCTTAGGCGCCGGAATGAGTGATGAGTCAGATGCGTCGTTAGCTAAGTTAGCTGCAAGAGGATTAGAGCTTACGGACATGATTGACCCGAAGGACAGTCGGGTTGGAGAGTATTTTTTGTCTGAGCCAGATAGCACTAAAAGCATTGGCGTTTTAAGAACAGACAGCGCGGTAGACAGCGGGTTTGACGACGGATACATGGCTTCACAGCTTACGGAGATCGACCCAGAGTACCGCAGGCAAGGTTTGGCTGGTGAAATGTACGCTGCCGCAGAAGAGTTAAGCGGTAACAAGCTGGTCCCGTCTACTACATTGTCACCTGACGGCGCCGCAATGTGGAACTCCCGTGATCGCGGCCTGTTAGAGCAAGTGCAGCAGAAGATGGGTTCAGACAACTATTCAACCGTTGAAGATGTTTTAAATCCAGACGGCATGGGGCCTAGTGTTCAGCTTAAAGGCTTTGACCGCAAGTATGCGGCGCCAGCAGCAGGGCTGTTAGCTGCGTCAGAATATGCAGAGCCTAGAGAATACCGCGAAGCCCCAGTGGTCGAAGAGCAGTCATTTGGCGACATGATCCAAGAGTACGCCGACATGAACCAAAGAACCGAAGCGGCAGAAGATCAAAAGTTTGATGCCCTGATGAGAGAGGACACCCGGCTGCGAGAGATGGGCTCGGCTTCATTTGGAAAGTTATCGCCAGAGCTTGCTGCTTACCGTAGATCTCAAATACTACCGTTCGTAGGTGAGCTTGGCATGGGTGCACTTGGGGGTGCGGTAGATTCGCTAGACTTCCTGTCGCAAATTCCAAGCTCTATAGCGTCAATGAGGATGCCGGAAAGAACCCCTTTAAGGGATCGGCTAGGTGGTCTTCTAGACTACAGCTTCATGGATGAGCGAAATCAGAAGGCAATTGACGAGGCTCGCTTTATTGGAGGGCTATTAAGCCCCATTTAATGGTATAATCGGCTACCTTACTGGAGTCCATAATGGCAATTAGTACATACAGCGAGCTACAGTCGGCAATGGCTGACTTCTTAAATCGCTCAGACCTGTCGTCTATTATCCCGACATTTATCTCGTTGGGCGAGGCGAGGATGAACCGGGACATACGTCACTGGCAGATGGAGAACCGCGCTTCTACTACAATTGAGGGGCAATACCTATTAAAGCCGTATGACTGGGTCGAGACAATTCGATTCCATCTTACCGGGCAAGATACGTCGGTTATCTCCCTGCTTAGCTCCAGAGCTATGGCAGATAAGCGTCAGGCAGGGTCCAACATTGCAGGAAAGCCTGCTTATTACGCTCACTCTGAAAACCAGTTTGAGGTATTTCCAACCGCTGATGGCATTTATGCCGCTGAACTTCTTTATTACCAGAAGATCCCCGCATTAGCTGACGACGCAACCACCAACTGGTTACTGTCATCCTACCCAGACATCTATCTCTATGGATCGCTACTTAACTCTGCACCATACCTAGCCGAAGATGGCCGGGCTGAAGTGTGGGCGCGATTGTATGGCGAAGCTGTAGACAAACTTAACTTAACTTCCCAATCTGCCGCTTATTCTGGCGTTGGATTAACTACTAAAATACGAGGACTCGGATGAGCTTTTCAAACTTTCTAGAGACAGAAGTACTTGATCACGTTTTTGGCGCCGCTGCTTACACTGCGCCGTCAAGTTTGCACGTTGGTTTATACACTGCTACCCCTAACGATTCTGGCGGCGGCACAGAGCTGTCTGGATCAGCTTACGCTAGAGTAACTGCTACATTTACAACGTCTGGCGCCACTACGTCAAACAGCGGCGCACTTGAGTGGGCTACAGCTACTGGCGACTGGGGCACTGTTACGCATGTTGGCGTATTTGATGCCGCGACCTCTGGCAACCTGTTGACATATGGCGCACTAAGCTCATCGAAAGCTGTTGATACGGGCGATGTATTCCGCATCCCAGCAGGCGATCTCGACATTACGTTGAACTAATATGCTGTACGGCGAGTACAGGTACGGCTACTCTACATTCTCAGACGCTGCTTCCCCAATAGCTGGGGAGGCCGTGCTGTCTGCTGTTGCTACTACCACCATCATTGGTGGCTTAAAGCATGGCGGCGAACTTGAGATAACCGCAGTCGCTGCATTTTCGTCAGCAGGGCAGAAGATACATTTAGGCCGGGTAGAGCAAGAAAGCTTCCCGTCGGTTTATGGCGGTTATGTTTACGGGGCGGTGGACTATAGTGCCCCCAGACTTTCCTATCCAATCTCTCCGTTGTCATCGATGGCCGCTGCTGGGATCAACGTCTTTCAGCGATCTGCGGCACTAAGCGCTGCATCTTCTCAGGCTGCATCGGGCAACATTACTGCGGCAGGCGGATCTACATTCTCGGCAGTCTCAGCTACTGTGGCGAATGGCCAATTATCGGTAAACGCTATCGGCAATGTTACAGCCAGTAGCAGTGCATTGATGTCTGGAAACATTACAGCCCGAGGTGTAACGGTTATGCCGGGTGTTGCAACTCTCAGTATTGACGGCACGTTGCTTTGGGTTGATATCCTGCCTGCCAGCAACACATGGGTAGACGCTGCATAAGCAGCACGAATATGGTCGTTATGGCCAACAACTAAACTTTACGGAGGCCGCTTAAATGGCTGATACAACTACAACGACTTACGCACTTGTAAAGCCAGAGGTCGGCGCGTCCGCTGACACTTGGGGAACCAAGTTAAACACTAACCTAGATAACATCGACAACTTGCTCGACGGTACAACTGCCGTAGCAAATATGGACCTAAACACTCCAGACATCGATAACGGAACAATTGATGGATCAGCTATCAACAGCGCAATAATCGGTGGCACAACTGCTGCTGCGATTACAGGCACTGTTGTGGTGGCTAACACCTCTGTCAGTATCGCTGGTGATGGCGCAACCGTTACCGGGATAAAAGACGAAGACGATATGTCGTCTAACTCTGCCACTAAGCTGGCGACCCAGCAGTCAATCAAAGCCTATGTTGATACAGCGGTCACTGGCGTTAAGAAGGTAGGCGTAGAAACTATCTACGTTCCTGCGGCTGCAATGTACCCACAAACAACTAACGGCTGTGCAGATTTAGAGCAAGTAGAGATGACTGCTGGCAAGCCAGAACTCAAGTGTTTGGACTTTGCGGCAGACGCAGATGACCACGCTCAGTTTACTATTGCGTTTCCTAAGAGCTGGAACGAAGGAACAGTCACTTTTCAAGCCTTCTTTACTGTGTCGGGAACAAACACTGGCACAGTAGCGTGGGGTCTCAAGGCTGCGGGCGTGGGTGACGGTAATAATATTAACAATGGATTTGATTCTGATCACGGAGTGGTTGCCACAGCTAAAGCGCACGAAGGAACCTCTGGTCATCTGAATTTAACAGCAGAATCTGGCGCAATGACTGTTAATGGAGCAGGCGAAAACCGTATGACTTTCTTTCAAGTCTTGCGAGATGTATCAGCAGACACACAGACAGGCGCTGCGCGTTTGTTAGGCATCAAGCTGTTCTTCACCACTAATGCTGCGAATGACGCATAAGGAGTAACTGATGAGTGGATTTGGTTACAATATAAATGGCTTTGGTGTTGGCGGTAGCGGCCCTGTCGAATATGGCATCAACCTTCTAGTGATGGGAGCGGGAGCGGCAGGAGGCCGAGCTCAAGCTGGCGGTGGTGGTGGCGCCGGCCAATTTAAGGCAGTTGATGAAACAATAATTAATGACGGCACTTCCTACACCATAACCATTGGTGCTGGAGGCGCGCCTGCGGGCTCTGTAACTTATGGCGGCAATGGGGGTAGTAGCGTTTTTCAGGGTGGTTTAGTCACAACTCAAACATCTGTAGGCGGTGGCGGCGGCGGTGGCTCTGACCAAAATCAAGTTAATTCAAGTTTTAATGGTCAGGCCACAGATGCCTCTGGCGGCGGCGGTGGCGCAAAATATGGCCCATCGACAGGTGGCTCTGGCGGTAACTCTAGCGTTGGATTTGATGGGGGAAATAGCCACTTCGCTACTTACGGGGCTTGTAGCGGTGGCGGTGGGGCCGGTGCCGGAGAGGATGGAGATGACGCGCCGACTTATGTTAGGGGTGGTAACGGTGGCGATGGTGCTGCGTGGGTAAGCGGGACTTACTACGGAGGCGGCGGCGGTGGCTCTAACTACAGTCGAGGTTTATACCCCCCTCAAGGCTATAGAGGCAATGGAGGTAGCGGAGGCGGTGGTAGAGGCGGTTATTACCGATACGGTGCCAATAAGGTTAATCCCGTAAACGGGTCAACAAACACTGGTGGTGGTGGTGGTGGTGGTGTTAACACCGACTCATCCAGTGTGGCGGCAGGTGGTTCGGGGGTAGTTATTTTGCGTTACGCAGGCGGGCAAATAGGCAGTGGAGGGACTGTTACATCTGCTGGCGGCTACACCTACCACACATTCACTTCTTCAGGGACGTATACAGCATGAGCCATTTTGCAAAAGTAGTAGACGGTTCGGTAACAGAGGTTATTGTTGCTGAACAAGACTTTATTGATAATCACTGTGAAGGCACATGGGTTCAAACGTCCTACAACACACGAGGCGGCGTTCATTTAAACAATGAAACCCCGCTTCGCAAAAACTATGCAGGCATTGGCGACACATACGATGCAGAGCGCGATGCCTTCTACGCTCCACAGCCCTACGCAAGCTGGACACTAAACGATGACACATGTGTTTGGGAAGCTCCAACGGCTTACCCAGATGACGGTAAGATTTACAACTGGGATGAAGACACAACTTCATGGGTTGAGGTCGAGTAAATGATTGCTGAAATAACTCTTGTAGTTGGCGCCTTAAAGACTCTGAACGCGGGGATTAAAACCGTCAAAGAGTCAGGTGGCCACCTGTCTGATCTTAAAGGGTTATTTTCTACAATCACAGAATCAAAAGTTGCTGTCGAGACTATCGAAGAGGCTACCAAAGCTGGTGACCATGTTCTGACTCAGGCTGAGGCGCTTGATTTGGCATGGGCAAAAGCTGAGATACGCGCTAAAGAGAAGGAGCTTAAAAAACATACGCCACGGGAAGTCTGGCGTGATATGTTAGCCATACAGCATAGGTCTTTAATGGAAAACAAGGAGCGCTTGAATAAAGAAAGAATGGCCAAGCTGCGCCGAATATCCAAAAATGAAGATATTGTTAAAAACATATGCGGTGGCCTGCTCTTGTTAGCAGCGTTTGCCGCAGCCTACTATTATGGATTCTAATATGGCCGAAGATACTATTACCCGCATGGAAGCGCATGAAACCCTATGTGCTGAACGCTACTCCAACATCGAACGTAGGCTTGATGATGGCACAGAAAGGTTTAATAAACTAGAACGCATGTTATGGATGATGTACCCAATGATAATCTCCATATTTGCCGTAGCTAAGTGGATACAATAATATGTTGCAAGCATTGATAGGCCCAGTTTCTAACCTACTAGACAAATTCATATTAGACAAAGATGTGAAGGCCAAGCTATCTCACGAGATAAGCACAATGGCCGAGCGACATGCCCAAGAGCTTGCCAAGGGCCAGTTGGAAGTCAACAAGGTGGAAGCGGCACATAAGTCTTTGTTTATTGCTGGATGGCGTCCAGCCGTGGGATGGTCATGCTGCTTCGCGCTAGTCTATTCTACTATCCTATCCCCTATCTTGGGTATCTGGGTTACTGTCCCCCCGGTAGATAGCTCCCTGCTTACTACTGTGCTGATGGGCATGCTCGGATTAGGCGCCATGCGCACCGTAGAAAAAACCAAAGGCGTTCAGCGCGAGAAATAAAATAAGCGTTGCTGCTTGAAAGGAAAAATTGATGGCATACATTAGTATAGATATTCCTGCTGGCGTCTTTAAGCACGGTACTGACTTAGACTCAGTTGGCCGGTGGAGAGATGCTAACCTTATTAGGTGGCAGAACGGATCTGTTCGCCCGGTTGGCGGTTGGACCTCAAGAAAGGCAAGTGCTTTTGCATACGCTCCCAGAGGGGCGCTCACTTGGAACGATAACAGCGTAGACGCGCACATTGCTGCGGGAACTTACGAAAAACTGTATCACCTTACCCCCGGTAGCACTGTTGCGGATATTACTCCCGTCGGCCTTACCTCTGGTGACCTTCATGCCACAGAAAATATTGGGTATGGCGGGTCGTTTTATGGTTTGTCAGATTTCGGCACACAGCGCCCGTATGATGGAGTTCCTGAAGAGGTCACAACGTGGTCAATGGACACTTGGGGTCAGTATCTGATTGCATGTTCTTCAAAGGACGGCAAGATATACGAATGGCAATTAAACACTTCCGCTAAGGCTGCGGCTATTACTAATGCCCCAGTAGGCAATGGCGCCATTGTTGTCACCGAGGAGCGGTTCCTGTTTGCTCTTGGAGCTGGCGGCAATCCGCGATTAGTGAAGTGGTGTGACAGAGAGAATAATACTGTCTGGACCGCTGCTGCGACCAACCAAGCGGGTGACCTTGAGCTTCAGACCTCTGGCGAGCTAATGTGTGGCATCCCGGTGAGAGGCAGGACTTTGCTGCTAACATCTGTCGATGCGCATGTTGCAACCTACAACGGACCGCCAACTGTTTACGGTTTTGAGCGGGTTGGAACGTCGTGCGGAACAATCTCTCGCATGTCTGCGGTAGCAGTAGACGAGGGCGCCTTCTGGATGGGCTCTAAGAGCTTCTTTACCTACAACGGCTCTGCTGTGCAGGAAATGCCTTGCGACGTCTCAGACCACGTTTTTAAAGACATAAACCATTCTCAGAAAAGCAAAGTATTTGCCGTTAACAACTCTCAGTTTGGAGAGATCTGGTGGTTCTACCCAAGCGGCGATTCTCTTGAGAACGACCGCTATGTAATATTTGATTACAAGGAAGGGCATTGGAATATTGGTGAGCTTGCTCGCAGCTCAGCGGTTGATGCTGGCGTATTGGATAACCCGGTTATGTTTGATACGTCAGGTAACGTGTACAACCACGAGGTTGGATATGATCACGGGACCAGCGAAACGTATTTAGAAAGCGGGCCTGTATCTATTGCTCAGGGTGATCAGATTGCAAAGGTTAACGAAATAGTCCCTGATGAATTAAATCAAGGCGATGTCACGCTGACCTTTAAGACTCGGTTCTATCCTAACGACGCCGAAACCAGTCATGGGCCATTCACTTTATCTAATCCAACAGGAGCTAGGTTTAGTGGGCGGCAAGTTAGAATGCGCATTAATGGCAGCGAACTTAAAGACTGGCGAGCTGGCAAAATGCGGTTGAACGTAATCCCCGGCGGTAATCGATGAGCTTAGCTGAGAATCCGCCACCCCCGTTAGGACCGGACTGGAAGCCTTGGGGCGAGCGTCTGGTAAGCTTTTTATCCAGAACAAGGTCAAAGCTTGCAAATTACATTGCAGGCGAATCAGCGTTTGATGATGGCGTTATTCTGTGGGACAGGACAGGCTACCCGGTAGTATCTAAGAATGGCGAGTATAGGCAAATTGTTCTAGCTGACGGATACGGTGAGTTTGCAGCTACCAGCAGCATAACCGCAGCGCAGGCAGACAATGCCTATACGATAGCTTTTACGTCGGTAAGTGCAAGCGGCGGCCTGTCAATTAACGGATCTGACAACACTAAAATAATGTTTGCAGAGGCCGGAGTTTATTCGATACAAGGGCACTTGCAGTTTAAATCATCAAGTTCATCGAGTAAGACGGCTTATTACTGGTTGTCGGTTAACGGGACTGACATAGATCATTCTGAAAGAATCACTATGCACGATAACAACGCCTATACGGTTCTTGGTGTAAGCGATCAAATCAATATTGCGGCAGGCTCTTATTTGCAGGCAAAATTTGCTGTGTCTGACACTGCTTTATGGCTTGATGGAGCGGCTGCAACTTCATTTGCTCCGGCGTCTCAGCCCATTGCCCTAACAATAACCAGAAGTCGTCAATAAATGCTATAATCGGGCCCTACAGCAGGGGGACGCATGACCGAATTAGCGCAAGAATTAGATCGTTGTGAGAAGTGGATTAAAGCGGCGCTGGAGTACAGCGGCGGGACGCACGAGTACGAAGATATTGTCGAGGCTATTAAGAGCGGATACATGCAGTTTTGGCCATCTCCGAATGGCTGCGCAGTAACAGAAATAATCTCGTTTCCAAGGAAAAAAGTGTTTCATATATTCTTGGCAGGCGGAGAAAAGAATCAAATCGTAGATATGGATGAGTCGGCGGTAGAGTTTGCAAGATCGCAAGGATGCACGGGCATGACAATTGCTGGCCGTAGAGGCTGGGCAAGGGTCTTATTAAGCAAAGGGTGGACCGAGGCGTTCACTACACTTAGCAAGGATATATGATATGAGCGGTGGTAAAGGTGGTGGTCAATCCACAAAAGCAGACATTCCAGAGTGGGCAAAGGCGCCGACTATAAGAAACTTGCAGAGAGCTGAGGACGTACAGCAGCTTGGCTACATGCCATACTATGGCCCAGACATTGCTGGTTTTAACCCCACACAGCAAGCATCTATGCAAAACAACCTAGACGCTGCCGCTGCATTTGGCATGGCCGCTCCGGGTGATGCTATGGCCGGTATGCCACAAGCGACAGACTACGGTAACGGAATGTCTGGCTACAGCTCTGCTCCCCTGTTTGAAGATGCTGTTGCTCAGTTTAAAGAAAAACAGCCAGAGTACGCCAAAAAGTACGACGCTTTATTTGGTAACGACTCTGGCGCAGGCAACTACAATTTCCCTTCCTACGGTGAAGGCGGATCTATGGGTATGCCTAATTACAATATGGGCAATCCCGGAAATGCTGGAGGCTTTTCTTTTAACGGAGGCAGGCAAGCAACTATGCCAGACACTCGCGGCGGCAACTTCCCGCAAGGTCCAGTTGACAACGAGCTTATAGCCCAAAACATGGATTATAATGTTGACGAAATGATGATGAATCTGAGGAAATCATAATGGCTGGTGGAAACGGTGTACCTCAGAACACAGGGATGGTTGGACAGCAGATGATGAGTGGTCCCACGACTTCCTTGGTTCCTACGGACGGATATAAATATACTCCCCCACCCTCTACGGGCGTTCCATCGACACAGCGTCAAGGTCAGCAACGAATCGATTCCTTCATGCAGCAACAGTTTAATAATGGAAACCAAGACCCCATTGCCTTCATGAAGCCACAGTTTAATAATGGAAACCAAGACCCCATTGGAAACCAAGGCCCCCTTGGCTTTCCCCCTCCTGATTTTACCGGCCAAAATCCAAATCCCGGCAGTGGTGGCGGAAAAGGTGGCGGCTCAGCCGGCGGTCCATCTACAACCCAAGACCCTATAATGCAAGGCGATCCAATGGATGTCCCCGGTCAAAATCCTGGCCAAGCTCCGGGCACAGGAACAATTCCTAACGCTGGTCAACCACCTAACATTAACCAAAGCGCAGCAAGGGGCATACAAGGCGCTATGGCTGGAGCTGGTAGAGAGATGATGTATCAGCCGTTAAATGTTAATTCATCCGGCTATGGAGCATCTCAGGGCCGTGCTCAGGGTTATGGAGCTGCTCGCACTGGTGCTCAAGGTTATGGCGCGACTAGAGCTGGAGCAAGAGGATT